TACTGTTTCATTCTGTGTAGCTAATAACGGTAGCACTACTGTTACTATGGCTTCTGGAACTGCAATCGGTAATAGTTAAGTAGTAAAACTGAATGGGGCTGCTCCGGTGGCCCCTTTCTTTACATCTAAAGGTTTTTTATGGCAAACAGTAAGCTATCGTTAATTAATAATGCTCTTATTCTTATTGGCGATGTGCCACTGACATCCTTGACTAGCGGTACTCGCGCTCAGGTTGTAGCCACTAGCCTATACGATAATATCATTGAGAACGAACTCAGCAAGCATCGCTGGGGTTTTGCTCGTAATGTTGCAGAACTCAGTAAGGATGTAGCTGCTCCTGTAGGTGATGAGTGGCAAACTTCATACACACTCCCTGCCGATATGCTGGCATTAATTAAGATTAATCCTAGCGTCCCATACCAAATTATAAACAATAAAGTCTACTGCAATTATAGCGGTACACTTTTCTGTGATTACATCCGTAAGCCCTCCGAGGCTGATTGGCCAGCATACTTTGCCAAGATGATTGAGTATGCTCTGGGCATGGACTTTGCTCCATCCATTCGTGACAGCGCCTCGTCTATGGAGTTACTAGCTAACCAATACCTGAACGCTAGTCGCATGGCTCGTTACACTGATTCACAGCAACACCCCCAAACAGCAATTCAGGATCGACCATTTATTAACGTGAGGTACTAATGCCTAAGTCACAATTTCAGCAAACCAGCTTTGCCAGTGGTGAGCTGTCACCATTACTTAAAGGCCGTACCGATCTTGATCAATACTACAAGGGCGCTCAGACTGCCGAAAACGTAGTCATCGTACCGCAAGGTGGAGTTAAACGCCGTCCTGGGACACAGTTTATTGAGGGTGTTGTTCGCGCTCTTACTCGTCAAACTGCTATTAATCCTACTATGCCTAGCGGTGGCACTGACGCAAATATTAATGATGGCGATGATGAAACGTATGGTCAAACTGGCGCTGATCTTGGAATGCAAGCAGTTGTTGCTAAATATAATCTGGGCGCAACTTCATCTGTATGGAACCAAACATTTCTTGATATAAGAAACATTAGCATGATTTGGGTTGGGACTGGTGTCGAAGAAAGAGAGTGGTCAGTTCAGGGGCGATTAGAATACTCTGACGATGATGTTACCTGGACGCAATATACAACAATAAGCGTTAGCAATAAGACTGCTCGCAGCTTTAGATTTAGACTCTACGAGCCTGGAAATGTGCAAGCTCACAGGTATTGGCGACTAAAAATTAGCATGCCACTTACCCCTCCTTTTGACGAAATGGCTATTCGCATTGGCGAGTTTGGCTTTAAGCAAGAGGGTTTAGGCATTGATGAAGCCGCAGTATTCGATTGGGTTTATGGCGCTGATCAAAGTTATATAGCAGTAATGACTGCTGGAAACTTGCGATTCTACAGAACCCCTCACGCAGGAAGTTCAGACACAGTATATGTTGCAGATGTTGTTGTTCCGTATTTATCTGATGCTGTTCATGATGTTAGGGACGCTCAAACTGAAGGCGTAATGTTAATGTTCCATGAGGACTACCCATCAATACGAATTGTTTTTGATGGCCTAGACCTTAACAACTCGTTTATTGTTGATAACATTCCTTTTGTAAATGTTCCCCAGTATGACTATAACGATGATGACAGTCCAATCGCCAGAGATGAAATACAAACAGTTACATTTGGTGGATTTAAAGAGGGAGAGCAATATCAAATTGATGTTGAAGGTGTATTAAGTAAAACGATTACTTATGCTGGCGATGCCAATGCTCACGAGCAATCTTCAACTGCCTTTAACTTACAGCGCAATCTTCAAGATATGCCTGTGTTTGGATTTAGTGGTGTTACGGTAACTCGAACTGCAAACCACACTTACACTATTCGTATTAGTAATGGATCAGCAAAAGATTTTGAGTTGTTTTCAGGCTTTTCCTTAACCAATACTAACGATACGCTGGCTTTTGTAAAGGATCAGGATGGCTCTCCAAGACAAGAAGATGTTTGGTCTGAAACTAGAGGATACCCAAAGATGGGTGTTTTCAGTGATGGTAGATTATGGCTTGGCGGAACTAAGTCAAAGCGTCAAAGTTTGTTTGCGTCCAGAGCAGGAAACTTCTTTGATTTTCTAGTTAATTCTGGAGAAGATGATGAAGCAATTTTTATTACAATTGACTCTCGTGGATTAACAAACATTGTAGATATTAATCCTGACAGGGGATTGCAGGTATTCTGTTCAGGATCAGAATTTCTTGTTAAGGGAAATACTCCATCAACTGTTAGTGTTGTTCAGCAAACAAGGCATGGTTCTTTTGATCTTGAAGTGCAGTCTATTGATGGCGCTACATTGTTTGTAGACAAGAACGGCAACACATTGCGTCAATATTTGTTTAGCTTCAATGAAGATGCTTACACTTCTAATGATATATCTGTGCTTTCATCTCAACTTATTAATCAGCCTGTTGACATGGCTATACTGCCAGGAACAACAACTGATGATGCTAACTGGGTATTCTTGGTAAATCAAGATGGTACTGGAGTTGTATTAAACACAATGCGCTCTCAAGACATTAACGGATTTACGCGATGGACTCCTTTTAAAAGCCCTACAATTGCAACTGAACAGAATGTAATTAAGTCTTGCGCTACTGTTGCTGATGAGCTTTACATGATTGTTTATCGTGAAGCAGGAAATAGTGATTACTATGACATTGAGCGCTGGAGCTTTGATCATTTGCTAGAGTCTGGGATAAAGACAACTGTTACAGTTCCAAGCCCTGTTGCTGACGTTGTAGTTGAAGTTGGCAATAGACTGCTGGGGTACTCTGTTAGCGTATTAGCTGATGGCGATGTACTTCCTAATCGAGTTGTTTCCAATATTAGCGGCACCGTTGGTGTGACTATTACTGCCGCAGAGCTTAACGGTTTTACCACTAGAGACTTGGAGATTGGCTTAGGTTTTTCAGTTAAAGTTAAGACTATGCCTCTTAATACTAATCCTGGTACTCGTGGTGGACAGAACACCATGAAGCGCAAGAAGATTACTAACATTAACTTGCGTGTGTATGAGAGTGCTGGCATCTACATTGATGGCAATGCTGTACCTATTAGACAGTTTGGCGATGCTCAAGACACTCCCCTTAATACCCCATTTGTTCCTAGAACTGGTATTATAGAAGACGAAAACGGTGGTAATGGTTGGTCTACAGAAGTAGTCCCAGAGATCACAGTACCTGATGGTACGCCATTCCATCTACAATCTATTCAATATGAGGTTGAGTCTTCGTGAATGATGTTGTAACCCAAGATAGTATTTACCAGTTACAAGAGATAATGAAGGAATTTCCAAAGGCAGATGTAGTAACAAGACACCACTTCTCTGACGGAATGTATGCAAGAGAAATGGTAATGCCAGCGGGTAGCATTGTTGTAGGAGCTTTGCATAAAAGCAAGCACCTGTTTAGCGTGGTATCTGGGGAGTGTGAAGTATCCAGTGTTCACGAGAGGGAAAAGATTGTAGCTCCGTACTTGGGTGAGACAGTGCCAGGAACTAAGCGTGTTATATATAGCGAGACAGGGTGTACTTGGATTGGATTTTTTCCTACACACTTAACAGATATTGATGAAATTGAAGCAGCTCTAGTAGAGTGAGAGGTTATTTAGATGTTTGTAATAGCAGCAACAGCAACACAATTGATGGTCGGAGCATTGGCGGTCAGTACAGGCCTTCAGGCTTATGGTCAGCTTGAAGCCGGTAAAGATCAGGAGGCCGCACTTAAAACTCAAGCAGAGCAAGAGCGTGTAGCCGCTGAGAGTCGTGAGCTAGAACGTCAGCAGAAGCTAAATAGGGCGCTTGCAGCTAATGCTGTGGGTATGGGTATGTCAGGTATTAAAGCTGAAGGTACACCTTCTAGTATCGCTCTGGAGAGTGCTAAGAATGTTGGCCTAAGTGAAGGTATGTTAAAGCTATCTGATCGACTTGCTCAAGCCCAGTTAAGACGGCAAGGAGCTACTGCTGCATCTGCTGCTAAAATTGGTTCTGCAAGTACACTGTTAAGTGGCGGTGTTGACGCATATAGAGCGAGTTTATAACAATGGCTAGACAACCTAGACAACAAAGAATTGACGTATACGGCGGTTTTACTCCAACTGGTGTAGACAGAACTGCTGGCGATAAAATGCGAGCATTGGCTGGTTTAGGCCAAACTATGCAAGAAGCTACCTTAGCTATAGGTAAGCCTATGGTTGTGGCTGAGAGAGTAAAGCAAGCAGAGATTGCTAGTGCTGAAACAGGTACTATTGACCCTGAAACTGGTGAGCTAAGAGGCCCAGCAGAAGAGGTTGCCGCAGGTAAGTTTGGTGCAGCTCAGGCCAACGCTGTTATGCGCAACACCTATGAGGCTAACGTATCTGTAGAGATGAACAACATTGTTGACTCTGCCGCTACTGAGTTCCCTGATGACATTGTGGGCTATCAGAATAAAGTACAATCCGCGATGAAAGGTCTTATTGGTGCTATGCCAGAAGAATACAGGGGTTCTGCTGAGAACTTGTTTGCTCGCCTAGATAATCCTACCTCTCGCAATATTGCCGAAGCACAAAAACAAAAAGCGATGGACGCTTCTAACACCAACATTCGCCAAGCTGCTGATGTTGCCAAGAAGGGTTTATCTAATGCCGCCTTTGCTGGTGACACTGCCGCTACAGCCGACTTTGCTACCGAGTATGCTGTTTCCTTGCAGAGACTTGTAGATCAGGGTGACATGACTACAGATCGTCAGGCCGAGTTGCTGACTGCACAGGACGAAAGGATTATTGTTCAGGGCAAGCTGGGTGAAGTTGACCGAGCTATTAGAGCAGAAGGTCGTACTCCAGAACAGCAGATTGAAGATGGTCGTGCAATCGTTGAGGCATTGCGTGAAAACCCTGATGCAGATTTGAGCGCAGAGAAAAACCAAGAGCTTCTTAATAAGCTAGAGGCCAATGTAAATTCGTTAGAAAGAGAATACTTATCTGAAGCAACAACTCTAACTTCTGAAGAAAACAAGATTAAGGCAGACTTTAAAATTCAAGTTGGTCTTGGCCTTGCAAGTGATGCAGAGCTTACAGATAAAGCATACAAACTATTTGATGATGGAGTATTAACTGCTGACGAATTAGCTACAAATGTTATTAACATTAACAAGACTTCTCAAGCACAGCGCGACAAGGCGCAAGGCAAAGCAAGAGTTTCTAATGTTTATGGGAGCGATCAGCCTAGTGCTGTTGCAGGTGCAGACCAAACTCCTATTGATCAGAAGGATGTAGACGTTTACTACAATGAAGACGTAATGAACGCGCTACCAACTGATAACCCTGACGCAAGAAGTAGGCTCCAAGCTGACTTCGTTGCAAAGACTAGATTCATTCCTGCTGACATGGCACAAGAGCTTACAAACGATTTGCGATCTGAAGACCCAGAAAGAATACAGAATGCCGCTGAAACTATAGACAGGATTGTAAAGATACCTGGAGCTACAGATAAAAT